ACGGGCAGAAACCCCGGCTTCAGCTTCGCGGAGGATACTGATGATCTGTTCATCGGAAAAACGCTTCTTCATGTGGATGTCCTCATGTGGCTTATGAAGACATTACTAACATCGCGGTGTATTAATCAACGGGGAGCAGGTCACAAACCTTATCACAGATCGGTACTAACGAAGCACAGATACGTATTATTCGTTTTAACTATGAACAAGATGAAATTGAAAAACGTATCAGTACAGCAGGTAAATTAGCTGGTAAGAATGAAACTGAAATTACAGCAATGTTAGATCAGCAATATAAAAGCCGTGCGACTAAGTACAAAACTATGGTTGATGAAATGCTTGCTGAAACAGACCGTTTAAAACAAGCACAAAATATTGCCGCAATTGCCAGTGATCCGAATGCCACACCAGAGGCTAAGGCCAAAGCAGCAGCAGCGGGTAAGACGTGGACAGGTGACACAGCAAGTCAGGGATTAGGGTACAAGAACCCGTTGGACTTCTCACCAGATCCAACACAGGTACAGCAAGTAAGTACTGAACAGCAAGAGAACCAGGATGGGGCTAAAGCTCTATACGATGCCAAAGTAATTGGATTCCAGGAGTACCAGGATCAGCTAACAGCGATTCAGGCCAACGCCGATATCAAACGTGGGCGATTAACCGCAGACGCACTATCAAACACTTTAGGTATGTGGGCTACTGGTGCGGGTGATGTAGGAACTATCATGGCTGGCGTGTTCGGAGAGTCCTCGGCAGCGGCTAAGGCAGCTTTTGCCGTAAGTAAAGGTATTGCCATTGCTCAGGCAGTGATCAACATCCAACAGGGCATATCCGAGGCTATCAAACTTGGTTGGCCTATGGGGATCGCCGCAGGTCTACAGGTAGCCGCACAGGGTGCTCAACTGGTCAGTACTATCAAAGGTACAACTATTCAGGGTCAAGCCCATGATGGTTGGGATTCACTACCAAGTACTGGTACTTACAATCTTGAAAAAGGTGAACGTGTAGTAGGTAAATCATTGAACCAGGATCTAACTAAGTATCTAAGCAATCAAGATAGCGGTGGTACTGGTGATATTAAAATTGACGCACCGTTAATTATTAATAGTAATGGTCAGATTTCCGATGCTGATTTTCAAAAGATGTGTGATAAACACGCCGATACTATTGTACAGGCAACACGTAAATCTCAGAAGAATAACGTATAAATATCATATAGCCCACATGGATTGTGGGCTAACTTTTAAAGGAATAATAATATGTTAAATAACGCTCTTATCAGTGAGTTCATGTTAACGGACAATATACCGCAATATCAAAACCAGACATGGACAGGTGAAACTATTACACGTGTTGTAGGTTCGCAGTACTTCACCCTTAGTTTTAAAGTAACTCTAAACAAGATGAACCGTACTGAACTTGCTAACTTCTATGCTCTTTATGGTCAAGGTAGACCGTTTGATATATCTCTTGGTTGGTGGTCAGATTATAACGGTACTCAGGCATCACAAGTACAGGCAACCGCAGCAAGGGCAGCAGGGGCAACATCAGTTGCCGTTAATGCTAATACACTTGAAGTTGGTACTGTAGTTCAGTTTACCGGACACAAGAAACTATATCGAATCATAGCCAACACAGGTAACGTGATTACTATCTTCCCTAGATTAATCAAAAACATCCAACTTGGGGAAGTAATGAAATATGACAATATTCAAGGTTCATTTATTCTTACACCACAAAACGCAGCATACCAGATGCCAAGTACAAACATTATGGAAGTGACAATAAACGCAACCGAAAACATCAGAGGTTAATTTATGTCAATTCCAAGTAATGTATTAACTAATGCGGATCTTATCGCGTACTGGAATCTTACACGTGGTGATAATAAAACCGTTCTAACAGAAAAAGAACTCTATCAATGTGGGGTTATGGTTAAGTTGATTGATATTCTTCCAGCAACTGGAAGTAACATATATCTAACTGATGCTATAGCCGATCAGAACTATAATGGAATTAGTTATAAGTCCGTACCTGATTTTCTTGATTCATCTTTTTCTAACTATGTAGAAAAGAACCAAATTAATAATAACGGTACTTCTTTGAAAGTAAGTAATGTAAGCCAGGATTATCTATCTATGGCGTTACGTGGATTGTGGAATGATGCCAAAGTTAATATCTGGATGGGAATTGTTAACCCAGCTACAGGGGGTATTCTATATGCCTATCGTATGTTTAGTGGTTACATTGATTACTTTAGTTCTGACTTTAACAACACAGCAGGTAATACCACAAATGAAACAACAGTAAATCTAAATTCATTGTGGAAGAAGTTAGACCAAACACAACGCCTGTTATCCAGTACATCAGTACACCAATCATTACACACTGGTGATAAGTTTTTTGACCTAATCGGAATACTAAATAGTTCAGAGCAATTCTGGAAGAGTAGCAAGAAATAATGAAAAACGGATTTATAACAGAGTACCTAAGTGGTTTAGTTGGTGAACCTTTAGTGTACGGTACTAATGATTGTCATATCATGGTGCTAACAGTAATAGATATGATCACAGGTAGTAATTACCGTGATGAAATCTACCAGAAATACACAACACCAACAGCAGGTAGAAAATACGCAAAAGCAAACTGTAGTTATTCTACTCTACATCTATTGTGTAAAGAAAACGGCGAATTAGTAACTGAACCACTTGATGGGGATATCATCATTTCGTCAGGTCACAGTACAGTTTATTGGCGTGGGAAAGTAGTAATTTTATCAGAAGATAAATCTAACTATATCGTTTCTCAATATATCCCAAATGAAAAAGACAAAATATACAGATTTAAAGGGGAATAACTATGGCAGTAGCAGCAGTTGCCGTAGCTATTATCGCAGGGGCATCAGCGGCGGCAGCAGCATACGCAGCAGGTTTAGCTTTAGCAGCAGTAGTAGCTATAGGTATTGGTACAGCAGCACTATCTTACATTAGTTCATCACAGATGATGAATGTAGGCCAAATGGGGGTAACGTATCCGAGTACGGGTAGTAACAATGCCCGATCAACATCACCAAGTACTGGTATTCCAATTTCATACGGTGGTTCTAACCGTAACGCAACAGAAGTAGCCTATAACAAATTAGGTTCTATTGTGGTTTGGCAGAATGTTTACAATGGTACATCAAATCAGTTATGTACTATTCACGCTATTAGTATTGGTGAAATTGGTCAGGTTCCAGGAGAACAATCACAAGGCGTAATTAAGCAAATCTATTTTGATAATGCTCCGGTACTGCTTGATGGTGCGTATATCACCACAGAAGGCCAAGTACCTACATCAATGATGATAGAGAAGTACCGCAAATACCTACAGATTGAAGTACGTTTTGGTAAACCGTCATACGGTGGTTCTATGACGCTTGCCCGTCAATATGGCGGCAGTCAATGGAATGATAATATGCGTGGTGATGGTCTTGTACAGATCTGTACTGTAATCAAGAAAACCAACGACTCATTGATTGATGGGATTCTAACGAACCAGAACTATACACTATCGGTAGAAATGCGTGGACGTATGATCTATGACTTAACTGATAATGTGCGTAAACCTTCAAGTAATCCACCAAGCCAATTATATGACTTTATAACTAATACAGAATTTGGTTTTGGTTTGAATCCGAATGATATTGATATGACAAGTTTCCGTAATATGGCTAACTATTGTGCTAATAACCATTTTTATTCAAATGGAAATATTCAGTACGATAAATCATTTAAGGAAAACATTGAAAATATTCTACAGACATTTGGTGGTGTACTATATGAATCAAATGGTATGTACTATCTAACGGTAGATGCTCCAGATATTCCAAGTGTACATTTTGATGAAACGAATATTCTTGGTAGTGTGAATATCACAACGGGTTCTAAGTCTGATTATTTTAATACAATGGACAGTACTTATACAAACCCAGGTAATGACTATTCACAAGATATTATCCGTTATCCAAGTGATGCTATTAGTAACGCATCCATTGCTAAAGATGGTTATATTATCAAGAAAGATTTAAACTATCTATGGGTACAGGATAAAGATCAGCTTGCTATTCTTAGTAACATTGAATTGCTTAAATCTAAGTACATTACGAACACGATTACTTTCAATACCTATGTAACAGATTTGAAAGTATATGATGTGTTTACAATTGATTTTTCTGAAGCAGGTTTTAGTAATAACAAATATCGCGTAATTCAACGTACTGTACCAATGACTGTTGATAAAGCGGGTATTATTCAGATTACAGCAATTTCGTATGATGATGGTATCTATCAAGGAAAAGATCCGGGGCAATTCCCACAGGATGGATTGACCAATCTACCTAACCCAACATATGTACAACCGCCAACGAATCTACAGGCTCAACGCTTAGGGGCAACCGCATCAGGTAATACAGTACTGTTAACATGGGATTTATCACAGGATACAACTGTACGTGGTTATAAGATTCGTTATAAACGCAGTGATTCCAGTGTTTGGATCAGCATTGGTAACGTAGGGCAGTACTCTACGAGTTTTGAGATATTAAATCTTCTATATGGTGTACAGTACGATTTTGCTATTGAGGCTTATAACACATTAGGTTATTCATCAGATTTAGTAGCTATCTATAATCAAACACCACAAGTTATTTTCGCATTGCCGAAGATTACTAACCTTGATATGGTGAATGATGATGTGGGTTTAAACCAGACTTATGCTCAAGATTTTATTTTCCGTTGGGATGATCAGGCTAACTTAGCCGTAAATGGTAAAACCTTTGCCGATTTCTTCAAATACTATGAAATCCGTGTATATGACCGCTATCGTAATTACATCACGTCATATTACACCACTACAAGCAATTGGACGTACTCATATTCAATGAATACCAGTGATGGCCTAAGCCGTTACCGTGTGTTTGGGATCATCGCTCATGGTTGGGGTACTGGTATCTATAGTGAAGAAGTTCAGATTGAAGTTAGTAACCCACAGCATCCACAGTTGTTTGGTATCAATTTGAAGAGTGGTTATGATTCCGTGTTCATTGACTGGACAGAATCAAACGTACCTGATTATGCGGGGGTAGTTCTTCAAATCGCACTTGATGAGGGCTTTAGCTCAGGTTCTAAGTACTTTAGCAGTGCTAACCGCTATTCAGCATCGTTTGGTATTGAAGATGGCTCATGGTTCGCACGTGTGGCAGCCTATGACGTGTTCGGACAGGATGAATTGGTATGGACGCCTACTATCGGTTTTAACCAAAACACGAAAGTACCGTACAGTAAATTGAACGAAGACGTTATTGATAGCCTACTTAACAGTGATACGGCTACTGGCATTGTTGAGAAACAGATCGTAGACGAACTTGGTTCACGCTGGCAGCTACAGGTATCAAACAACGGTAACGTAACGGGCATTGCCTTAGCAGCAGATGAAAAAACATCGGTGTTTACCGTCATGGCGGATCGCTTTAGCATCATCAGTACAGACAGTGCCAAGCTATCAGACAGGGTATATCCGTTTGTGGTTCAGGGTGGTAAGACTTATATCAACTCAGCGGTGATAGCATCAGCGAGCATCAATGAGGCTATGATAAATAACCTTTCCGTTTCCCGTGCGAAAATTCAGGATGCCGCAATAGACAATACGAAAATCGCCAATGCCGCAATCCGTAACGCCCACATTATGGACGGCGTGATCGACTCAGCGAAGATTAGCCAGCAGATACAATCCAGTAATTGGGATGGTGTGAATGGTTGGGCTATCAATAAAAATGGTAATGCCTGGTTTGGTAACGTATCTGTACGTGGAAATATACAGGCAACATCTGGTGTACTGAATAACGTTACTATCAATGAAAACTGTAACATTCTTGGTACTCTAAGTGCCGCACGTATCGTTGGTGATATTTGCCGTCCACAATCAACTGGTATCAACCCTGTACCGTTTATCTTTGGCTCTAAGACTGTATCAGGTGGGCAGGCCGCATTAAATCCAGTAGCTAACCAACACTATATAGCATTGCGTATACGTGGTGAAGATTTTCCACGTTATTTTGATAGTGATTTATCAATTGGTTTAACCTCATATGAACGTCAATACTTCTATATTCGTATGGGTGGTGATGGAATCGGTTTAACTAATCTCTATTATTATGATGCTGGTAACGGTGGTAGTTCTACATCTTTCAGATTGAATTCTATATATGTTCCGCCTGTAGGTCGTGGAAACTGGAATTATATCTATGTGATGTGTACAACTTCACGTAGTGGTATTGCTTCACTTAATGTTCCTGCTAACTGGTCATCATTCTTATATCGTGCTGGTGATCAGCCTTTATATAATGCGTAATAAATACTATTACCAAAATATAAAATAGGGAAGTACTAAATGGGTATGGGAACAATTCTTGCTTTGGTTATTAGTGGTTTAGTGCTGATATATACTATTTTCCGTGACAATACAAAAGATACTAATGACTTACTAAGTCGTGTATCTGATATTGAAACTACCATTGCGGTACAAGATAGTAACATTACACGTCTAAGCGACGAACAAGACAAGATGAAAGAAACCTTGCGAAATCTTGAAATTCAAATTCACGAATTGGATATCAAACTTGAAAGGATTATTACTATTCTTGAACAATCAAAGCAGTAACAAAAAAAAGGGATAGTATCAATTACGGTACTATCCCTTTTTCTTATTTGTTGGTTAATTGTGCGATCATCGCATTAACTCTATTTGGTGTCTGACGATACCATAAACTATCTTTCGCTTGTTTAATTGCTTCGGGGTAGTTGGCATCACGTAGTGCCTCAATCATCTTTTTAAACTTCATCGTTCCAGATAGGCCAAGTTGAAAAATCATGATGATCATGAAGTCTTGCCAATCTTTAGGCATGGTTAGGTTTAGTTTACTTAGCTGGCTTGTTGCTATGGCTATATCTTTATCAAGTAGTCGAAGTGCTTCAATCTCAGTAATACCGTTAGTGAAGTTTTCATTTGGTAGTACTTTATGCCCGAATCCTACAGTTAAGAATCCTTCTGTATCTTTATACGGGTAGTACTTGTCATTGCGAAAGTATCCCATACGTGTTTGATATGCTCGTGAACCCTCATATTCTATTAATCGTGTTTTTAAATCCATCTTCATAAATACCTTTAGTTAATTTTAAAAAGGTATTTACTAATGGCAGGACGCATTAATAAGAATTGGGAAATGTTCGATAAAGACCAATGGAATATTTCAGACGTAACAGACGGCAACTATACATCTTTTGTTTACATCATAGAGTTTCCAGAAACAGGTGAATTCTATTATGGAAAGAAAATGATTTATCAAAAAGTTAAAAGCATAGATAAACTAAAAGTTAATTCTGTAGAATCTAACTGGAAAAACTACACAGGTAGTAGTAAGACAGTGAATGCTATGATTGATGCTGGCATGGATTATACAAAGAAGATTTTGTATTGTGTTAAATCAGACGCAGAAGCAAGCATTATTGAAACGGCGTTGATTTCGTACTTTGGTTTACATCCAGACAACCTAAACAAAGCAATTCTATGCAAAGCACGTTTACCAAAGAACAGACGTGATTTATTCAATGTATTACAAGATTTAGTAGCGATGTTGGGGAATAGGTAATATGGCATGGAAGGGTGGCAATAGTCCTAATGATATGAAGCGATTCATAAACAAGAACAGCCCAAAGATAGGACAAGAATTTAAAAAAGAATTAAGTAGCCGTATGCGTATAGTTACACAGCACATTCAAAGAAAAATTGATAATGATGTAGCGGGTGGTGGTGTCGCGTTTACTGGAAAGAGTATGTACTTTAACTTTAGAAAGATAAGTGAGTTCAAGTCAGTTAACCAGATCATCCTACTACCTAATCAAGCATCATATCTAAAGTACGTTCTTGATCCGGCATATAAGAATGTTAATGAAGGGAAGATCATACCGTATCAGAATGCTAAGTTAACTAAGCAAGGTAACATTACACAACTACGTTCAAGAACCAAGAGTGATAAATACAAAAAGGTGAAGAGTAGGAACGGTAACACGTACTTAATCGACACTACCAAGAAATCCTCTAAACGTAATCCTAAACTGGCACGTGAACAAAGGGTGATTGGTTATTATGGTTCCGTTGGTAGAAAACCATTGTTTGATTTCTATGATGAAACCGAGAAGCAAGTAATAGAACAATTAAGAACATTACGCGGTACGTTTGATTACCGTTGGAGGAAGTAAGATGGATAACTTAGAAAATTTCCCATGTTATGATCATTCTGTACTAACAGATTTTTCTTTTCAGACAATCCAACCAGTAAGTGTAACATTACCATATGATAAAGCACTATCTGGTAGTAAGCTCATAAAAAAGAAAGTAGATAAAACAAAAGGTGATTTAGTCGTATATAGTTTTCATCATCATACAACACCTAAAGTAAATGAGGATGATGTATTGATGGTTGAACTAATGAAAGAACAAGTAGAAGTAAAGGTACTATTATCTTACAACCACATCTTTAAAGGTCATCGCGTAGTTTCTTGTGTTTGCCAAATACAAGGATAACATATGTTAAGTATTATCATTGACCTTATCAAAAGCGGTATAAGTCTTATCAGTAAGAACAAAACCGAAGTTGCTAAGTCAAAAGACGAACTTGAAACAGAAAAAACAAGTGAAGCACAGGAAACAAACCGTGAAGAGATCAAGGCTGGAAAAGGCTGGAGATCATTTTTAGGTTATGCGTGTACTGGTATTCTTGTTTATAACTATATCTTAGTACCTATCTTAGATTACTTTGGTATCGTTTTATTCTCATTCCCACTATCTGACATTATCAGAATCATCATTTTGTTACTTAGTGGTAACTAATTAGAAAGCCCTTTATGGGGATTTTTTTTAAATTAAGTGGAGTAAAATTCATAATGATTACAATCTAATTATTAAACATTGATAGTCGGTAATGCTTTTGATATGTATATTGCCATTTTTCAGTATGTCTCTTGATAACACATAGACTATGCTGATAATCTAAAAAAGTATAAATGAGCTTCGAGGCTATTATGAAAAATGAAAATGATGTATCCAAAGAAGAGATATTAAGTACAATAGTGGCACAAGCAAAAGAGTACGCAGCGATCGACTTTGAACAACTTGAAAGAGATGGTGTCATTAAAAAAGTTAGGGGAGGTTATCTGGTTGTCAAGCATAGTAAACTACCTGATGCGGCTAGAAAGTTAATGAAATCACTTAAGTCTACGAAAGATGGTGTACAAATGATTATCAGTAAGCCTCCAAAGTCTTTTCTTGATTTAGGGAAGTGATTATGTAGGCCTCTTAACCGAGGCCATTTTCATTTGGGAGTATTTATATTAATCATGACGTTTTGCTGATTAGCATAAAGTTTTATATCGTTATCATGAAAAGCTATCGTCAATTCTAAACTTTCTGTTTCTTTTAAATTTAATGACTGCCTGATTTCTTTCTGATTGGTTTGGACTATCTCAGAGTAATAGTCTACCATTCTTTGAATATACATTAATCTACTTACGTCATGGAAACTATCACCATTAGTCATAGTTCCAAATAGTTGATAAACAGTTCCATCTTCCATTTGCATAGCATAGTTACAATGAGCATTTCGTAATGCCATGCGTTGTTTAGTATCTAAATTATGTCCTGTGATACCTTTCACTCTAAAGTGCTCTATAGATTCAGGAAGATACTTATGAATTTTTTTTATCAGATTTTCATTTACCCAAACATCAGAATATCCTCTTCCATGAGGCATAATGTCTATGAAAATGACGGCGTTTTCAAAAAACATACAAAATAAAACAGGACCTGTTCGCTTAAAGAATCCATTTTTAAAAGGTTCTTCAGAAAGATGTATGTGATGAATATTCCAAGAGTTTAATAGTAGGTCGTTGTAAATATATTTTGTTGTACTCAATGAAAGATGCGGATTTATTGTTAACCCAAGGGTAAGTTTCCTCTTGATGGATTCATATGCCTTTTCTGTTCCTTCAGGTACTTGAATTCCTGGTAGTTCGATTACTAATCTTCTTTTATCGCTTGGTATTCTTCTTTGTAAGGCGAAAACAGCTTTTAAATTTTCAATTGTTGTTAAGCTATCATCATATTGAAAACTAAACTGAGCTAACTGTTCATCAATATAAGTTCTCATTCCATTTTCAGGTGTGAATTTTATCAT